CCCAAGTACCAAGTTTGTTGATAAAAGCAAACCTAACTTTCTCTCTATGTGTTTCATTAGATACTTCATATCTATAATTTTGTAAACCTATTGAACTACTAACCTCTACATTAACATAATTCCAATAAGGTGTAGAAGCAGATATAGGTATAGAAACAAAATCTCCAGTAGGAGTATATATTTTAGTATCTACTAATTTATCTCCGGTAAAACTAGCAGAATAAAAACTTTGACTAACATACTCTACTGAATTATTGTAAAGACCAATAGTACCATAATCGTTTTGTTGCATAGACATAGTAGCAGGCATATTAGATAATACTGCATAACTTCCACTTTGCCAGTCATAAGAACCATCATTAGGCTCTACAACCCCTCTAAACGTTTGTAATACATCTTCGGTAGAATTAGGATAGACAGTAACACTTGAACTATCGCTAGTTCCGTATTGTTCACCAAATTGTAAAGTAAACTTTTTACTACTATTGCTAAAGTTCTGAGCATTAGTTATTTTCCAAGATTGATCTTCGGATAGTTCTCCTTGTATAATTCTTGAAGGATCAAATACAGCCACTCCAGCCGGATTAACCGTTTGAGTAATTCTACTTATTCTATTGCTACTACCGGATTGAAAGACATCCATAACATAACTAAATTGAGGACTAGAAGTATTAGTACTACCAGATACTACGTATACCAGTCTTGTATATGCTGCATTAGGTGTAGTCGGTTTCTGTGTTATAGTTATTGCCATTATCTAGGTTCTCTGTTATTAGAATATCTATAAGTTATTGTATATTGGAAATTTTTATTTCTTGCTGTATCGTTAGATACTAACTCTGTAGTATTTAAAATGTTTATTGGTATAAAATTACTACCTGATTGTAAAAATACTTCATCACTTGTAAACATTTCTCTTAACCATTGACTATATTCTTTGGTTAAACTATCGGTAGTAAACTCAAAAGTATCTTCATAGTCAGTAAAATATTGTGTGTTACCTCTGTTAGATATATTATAAGTAGTAACAGTTTCGTTTAATCTTGTACTACCTATTTCGTAAAATTGTTTATCTATAATAGTATTACGTCTTGTAGGAGTATTAGTTGTATAGTAATCCCAAAATCCATTTTTGTTTATAAAAGCAAATCTACTACCTTCTTCTTTTCTACAATCGGTGTTTACTTCGAATCTTAAAGAGCTACCCGTAACATCAAGAGTTATAGCGTCGCTCTCACTATATAATCCTAAATTAACAGGACTAATAGGTATGGCAGAAAAGTTATTGGCAGAGACGTAGTTTTTAGTAGCCGTTAAACTACCTGTTAAAAAATATTTTACTGTTACGTCTGTATTGTATACCGATACTGTAAGATAATCATTAGCATCAAAAGATTGAGTTGTAGGACTATTGGTAAGTAAATTATTACTACCACTATCCCAGTTAAACCCATTTCTAGTATCTAAAGTATCTAATGTACCTAAAAATACTTCTATAGTATCTGTAGCTGAACCTGTATAGTTAGTAACTGAACTAGATAAACTTGTTCCGTATTGTTCTCCAAACTCTATTCTAAAACTTTTATTAGAGTTATCAAAAGAACTAGAATTACTAATCTTCCAGTTATAGTCATAGTCTAAATAATCAGACAGTATTGAAGATACATTTATATTAGTATTACCGGATAAGTTTTTATTAGTAAACAATCTTGTTAATCTATCACTACTACCGCTTTGGTAAACATCTGTAATGTATCTATACTGAGGCTGAGTTTGATTACTACCACTTAAACTGTAAACAAGAGAAGTTCCTGTTAAGTTAGGTGTTGTAGGTTCATTAAGTATAGTTACTGCCATTACTGTTTGTTAAAAGTATTTTTAAATTGTAATGCTATATCTTCCGAAGTAGCTTTAGCAATCATATCATATCCTTGTTTATCCATTACATCTAATACAGATGGTTTTACAAATGGTTGTGGTTTTAAACCATAATAAGCTACAGAAGCTCTCCAAGGTTCAAACTTTGCAGTCTTACCTACATACTTAGATCTAAATTGACCTGGGTCATATAAAGAGTTATTATTCTTTCTTGTAAACTTATTCTTATATGATTTAGGTTGTAAACCATTCTTAAAAGCTTTCTTACTTCCTCTTACACCACTATCTTGAAAATAACCATAATCGAGCATAGAAGACATAATAATGACTTTGTCTTTCTTTATCATCGCTCTTTCTCTTATAGATCTTTGAAGACGTCCTGTTCTTTTAGGAGCAGTCTTCTTCTTTTGTTGAGATATAAGCTTGGCTAATTTCTTAAATAGTTTTAACATCTTATGGATATTCAGGGAAGTTACAATAGTCTAATTTGTAAGGTATAATTACATCCCAAGTAGCTACCCAACCAAATACTCTATTTTGAAATCCTTCATTTACAGGAACACAATCCACCATAGTAACGTCATAGTTTTGTTGTATTGCCGTAGGACCAAAATTAAAGTAAGCCATTAGGTCGTAAATATATATTTCTGTATTAGACATTAACTCTGCATGACTCTGTGATTTAACTTTAGGTTGATCTAGACTATATAGTTCAAATGTTCTTGTTACTAATTTATCGGCATATAGAGTATTCATAGGTCTAAGAAATACATAAGGATACTTTCTATTTACGGCCGAAGCATCTAAATAATCTATAGTACCGTTATCAAAAGATTCTATAGCTAAATGTCTTTCACATAAGTTTGACATTAAGTCTATAAACTCTAAGTACGTATTATTTCCTTGTCTAACTGCCATCTTTTATTTGTTTTACTTTTTGAGCATGTATACCTAACATAGCTGCTATCTGATTGTTATTGTAAGCTTTCTTAGCTATAAGAGCTTTTACCTTCTTAACTAAGTCTATATCAGCTTGAACCTCTTTACGATTAATCATTTTAGGTTCTTCTAGTTCAACAGTACTAATAACTTTAGTAGCGGGATCTAGCTTGCTGTATTTGTTTTTTCTGTTCTTTTTCGATTTCATTGTTAAAGTCTTTTTCGATTTCTAAAAAGTTTAATGCAAATATAAAGTTTATATCTGTTATACGCTTGTCTCCAGTGATCTCCAATATACTGGTTTTAGAGAGTTGGTATAACGTACCGAACCATCCCCAGTGCTCAGAGAAAGTTTTCTTAGTATCAAGTCCTCCCATTTCATCTTCACCTCCTTCGTCATCGTTTTCTTGGAATAAGCTATATGATTCAAATAAAGACTTCCTGTTGACAAAAAAAAAGAGACAGCTCCTAAAAATAAATGAACCGGAAACTTTTTAAACTTTTCTTCAACCTGTTTTCTAGTTTTATTACTATACTCTTCTAAATCATACCAATCAAAAGGATTAGTAACTTTATTTCTTGCTACATTTATTCCTTGCTTAAGAGTATATTTTATAGAATCAAATCTATGCTTTTTTATAGGCCTGTATAGTATAGCTGCTACTTTATGCATATTGTTCTCCATATCTTTACAATATGTTTCAAGGTCAATATACTCTCCTAAAGTAAATTGCTTTATGTTACTATATCCGTACACTTCTCCATTCCATTCTATTATAGGGTGAAATAACTCTTTATGATCGGCTATTTCTGCATATAGGTTAGAAACTTTAGATAAAGAATCTAAATCCCACATTCTTATTTCTTCTTTTGTACGACCGGTTAATGCTGCAACTGTATGGATAAGACGCCCGAATTTAGAAGTACCTTTATAAGAGGTCATTTCAGCATATTGCGATATCGTCATATATTCAGGAATAGTAAGATCTATACTTTTTCTCATCTTTAATAAATATTGCTTTAGTTTGTTAAGGGCCCTATGTTAAGTATTCTCTACGTAACTCTAAGGATTTAGTAATTCCGTCAATGTTACCATCGTGATATCCTCCTCCTCCTTTATAACCCATATCGTGTAGTAAGTCTTCTAACTCTCTTGCATCATAAGGATCTGGGGTACTATATATAACTCTTACTTTATGCCCTTTATTCTGCCAGTGATTAATTCTACGCTTTTGAGTAAATACACCTGCATAGTTATCTGATGTAACATAGACGTGACATAAACCGTCTTTAGCTACTCTATTGTACCAGTCTAAATTATTCTTAACAACTAAATGTCTCTTTTCTTTATAGTGTTTTTTTCTATAGTCGCTAATACATTTAGTGCATTTATAGTTATAACATTTTTTGTTACCGGCAGTCCAGTTAGTACCTAATTCTAATTTTACGTTACAGTGATTACAGTATTTGGTCATATATATAAAATACGAAAATTACTTCGGTCTACCAAAAGAAGGCTTTACATTCTTTATGCCTTTTATACTGATTGGTTTTCTTTCTAAGAACTTAACTCTACTATAGTTCGCCAACATAAGCGAATCCAAGTGATCATCATGGCCTCCTGCTATGTGTCCAAAAGATAATTTACCTGTATTGCTCATCTTGTATGTATAAGTACTAAACTCTGTATGCAGGTCAGGACATAGTTCTTCTGAAGGTAGTTCTATATTCATTAACTCAATATCGTTAATTAGTTTTCTTACTAACTCCGTCTTGTTTGACTGATTTGTAGTAAATGGTTTTACTTTTCTAAACTTGTCTTTTATTAGGTCATATACTCCTCTTCCGATCCCATTTATTTCTACATATCCTCCTACTACATTGTATGCTTGTAACTCCCTTGTGAATACCGTCGCTACGTTATTGATATCGGTATTCCTTAATGTTACTATATTTACTACTCTACCAATAGGGGATATACAAGTTAGTACAGAAGCATCTTCACTAAGACCCGTGTCAATTCCGCAGTATACATCTCCTCCTTGTCTATATTCTCCTACAAAAGCTACTTG